GTCACGGTAAACTTGGTAACGACCTGCTAATGTACCAACTCTTTCAATACCCATGTTGTATTGGTCTTGCTCAGGAGACGCATTAGATACGTGGAAGTACTCTAAATCATCAAAGATAGCTGAAACTTCAGAAGAAACAACAATCCAGTTTGCTCCACCTCTCAATGTAGATTTGTGGATTTGTGCAGACAATTGGTTGATTGCTGTAATTAATGTTTGGTTCCAATCTTTTTGAGTATAAGAAGTTGTTTGAGAAATTCTTCTCCAACCATTGTAATCCCAACGTAAGTTCCATGCTGCACCTTTACGTAAATCTCTTAAGATTTCACGGTCAATTTCAGCCGCAACTTGTTCAGATAATAAAGCTGTTAATTCAGCTTCAGCATCGATGTTGTGGAAAGCCGCAACGTCTTGAGCTAACTCAGGAGACCATTGTGCTCTTAATTTTCTTTCTGTAACAGATACAGTAACTGAATCTAAATCGAAAGAAACCTCACCGATTTTATCTTCAAATTCTAACTCTTCGTAACGTCTGAAAGCCGCTGCGAATGAAGTTCCTGAAGCCGCTTGTTCGATAGTAGTACCTGTGTAACCATCTAAAGATGAAGAATCACAATCAGCACATACCGGACAAGATAAATCTACTTCTAACCAAATACAACCATCAGCGTCACATACGTTTTTGAATGAACCACCGTTACCTGCATTAGTACCATTTGGATTTCCACCTGGGAAATAAGTTTGAGTAGTGTTACCATATTTTACAATACCTCTACCATAGATTTGAGTTACAACTCTAAATAATAAAGCTCCTGTACCAACTGTACATGGTGAAGTAGATGAAACTTCTAAACCTGAACCTGTGTAAACGATTAAGTCAGATAAGAATGATTCTGTATCCATTTCGTTACCATCAGGTCCGATTAATTTTCCTGCACCTGTGTCAGCAAAACCACACATTTTAATGATAACTTTTCTTGTGTTACCTGAAGCAATTACATCTGCTCCGTCAGTTGTTCCTGAAATATTAGCATCAACTAAAATTCCACCAGTCCATTTTTGGATAGATGTTGTAGCAGTGATAGCTGACCAACGACCTTTAGAGTAGTCAAATAACCCTGGAGGGTCTAATTGAGCTTCATTTCCTTCATAGAATAAATCATAAAGATTTTTTTCATATACAGGGTTATAAGTTCCTGAACCTGTAGTATAACCTGCGTTTGGATTACCACCTGTACCATTTGGAGAAGGTAATGTACCATCATTGTAGTTACCCGGAGCACCTACTGGAGCGTAGTGTTCTCCTGAATATTGACCTGCAATACCATCTTTATATCCTTGGATTTTTGGTACAAAGTAGAATAATTTACCGATTGGTAAGTTCATAGCTTGTACAGAAACGATGTCATTCGCTAATAATTTAGAGAATACTCTTCTTACGATAGGGAATACAACAGTTTCAAATGAACCTGAAGACCCGTCAGAAGTTGCTTCGTTTATTAAGAAAGACGCTTGGTTCTCATATAATTGAGCTACGTTTTCTCTTAAGTGACCTTTAAGACCTTCTAGAAATCCTAATTTGTCCCATTTATTAATTGTGTCTTCTTTAATAACTTTAAGGTGTTTTAACCCGATGTTACCAACTAGACCTGATTCTAATAATGCTCCCATTTTTTTTGGTTTTTATTAATTTTTTAGTTTATTTTTATTTTAATTTTGACATTAAATCTTTCATTCTCAAGAACTGTGGATTCTCATATGTTTTAGATTCAATTAGATTGATTGCTGAACCTGTTGAAGGTGCTTTAGCAATTGTTCTTTCTAATGATTCATTCATAGGTTGAGATGAAGTTCCTGTAAGTTCATCTTTAATGACTTTGTATAAGTTTTTAGATTCTTTAATGTTTTCTACACCGTCAAATCTTCTTAAGATATTTATTTTCTCTTGTTTTGATGTTGAATGTTCTGTAAACAAACGAGTAGCGTAAGCTAAGTTTGAATTAAACACTGCAACTTCATTCAATTTATTTCTAAATACGTTAAGAGCTTTTCTGTATTCTTCATTCTTTTCTCTTAAAACTTTTAATTCACTTGTATTTTGGTTCTCTTTGATTGCGGTATTAAAAGATGAGTGAGCTCTTGGTTTTGGTAAACCACCTCTTCTGAAATTACTTCCATTACCTAATGTACGAGAAGCCTCTTTAGGTTCAACTTTTTTAGTTGTATTAGCAATTTTAGTAGATTGCTCTTTTGTTTCTGTTTTTTTAACAGTTTTCATTTTTCCTTCAAGATTTTCACCGTCTTTGTAATCAAATTTTGCTTTACCTGTTCCCATTGTTGGATTAACTGATTTTTTTACAGTTTTAAAACCACCGCTTTGATTAGGTTTTGCGTCATATTTAAATTTACTAGGGTTACCCATTCCGGTTCCTTTTGGTTTAACAGACATTTTAGATTCCATCATTGTGTCATCATCCATATCCATATCCATGTCCATGTCGTCTTCTTCTTCTAAATTCATGTCCATGTCGTCTTCTTCGTCTAACTCTGAATCATCTTCGTCATCAAAAGAAATTTCATAAACGATTTCTTCATCGTCCATTTCTTCTTCTTCGTCAAACATCATTTCATCACTTTCTCCAAATTCAGACTCTTCGTCGTCGTTATCAAATACTTTAGAGATAATATCTTCGATACCTTCAGAATCGTCATCATCCATGTCATCTTCTTCTTCGTCTTCAAATTCAAATTCGTCGTCAAATTGTTCAAACATGTCTTCATACTCTTCATCTCCTTCACCAACAATCATATATTCTTTGTTGTTCTCTTCGTCTTTTAAACTGATGTTACCAGAATCATCTTTAGTAACAACAATATTATCTTCAGGTCCCATCAATTGGAATACACGTAAGATTTCTTCATCATCTTCTACGTCAGTAAGGTCTATGGTGTCTTCATCATCCATATCCATATCCATATTATCGGTATCCATGTCATCTTCCATATCCATATCAACATCTACGTCGTCCATTTCTGTATCGTCCATATCTGTATCCATTTCCATGTCATCCATGTCAACCTCAGTGTCAATCTCCTCATCATCTTGTTCTGTAAGAGATTCTTTTACTAGTTCTTTGATTTCTTGCGACATTGTCGAAGCAAG